AAAGTTCTGCCTCTCCAGCTGATTGACCTAACTCACCTCTTGGATATTTAATTCTAAACTCTGAGTTTTGGTCTAAATCTTTTTGCATTAACTCTATTTTTGTAGAATGCTGATTTAATTTTTCGTGAATGCCAAAATAAGCCCATGTCCCGATTGCTATTATTGCGATTAAACTAGCAACAGTCTTCATTGGCATTTGTACAGCTGCTGATTCAGAAATTTTAAGTGCCATATAAATAATTATCCTTTAAATCATAATAATTTTTCTAAAAAAAATAAAGCTACAGTCCCCACTGCAACTAAAAGAACCCAATAGATTTTGTCTATCTTGCCACCCAATTTGTGAATACCTTGATGCATATGATTTATATCTTTTTTAACACCCCTGATGTGTCCATAAAGGGATACGATATGTTCTCTTGTTGTTTTTGGTTCGATAGCCATATTTTTTTTATATTATATGGAACAGAAAAATGCTAGATTTAATTTAGCATTTCCATCTACGTCTAGCTTGTCTTATTCTCGAATTAGGATTATTTCTCGTTTTAGCAGAACTTCTTTTTAATTGCCCTAAACTTCTAGCGCAATATGACTTTCTTCTTTTTGCAGCTTTACTACCTCGTTTTACTTTACCTGTAACGGCAGTTTGTAATTTAGAACCAGGATTAGCACGTCTGTATGCCATTACACCTTTACGTGTCATACCAGCGCCTTTTCTTGTAGGTCTAAAATTTCCAGATTTTACAGAAGTTTTAATAGGTTTTTCTCGTCTTCTTCTAGGTCTTATTCTTGTTCTTCTTCTTGACATTATCTTCCCTGACCTCTATACTTTTTTGGTCTTTGTTCTTTAGGACCATATTTCTTTTTTAATCGTCTTCTTTTCTTTTTAGTTTGTCTATGAAAATTGTTAATACCGATTAAAGTTTTTTTAGCCACGTTTCTTTTTTTTCTTGCTACGCTTTTTCATTGCTTTAGCGATAGCCATAGAACGTCTTTTTTCGTAAGAAGACATTTTACCATCTTTATTCAAATCACCTTTTTTTCTCATCATTTTTCCAGTGATTTTAGAATTTTGCATTCTACCTTCGCCTGATCCAGCACCAGCAGTCATTTTCATTTTCTTATTTTTTCTTTTTTTCATTATTTCTCTTTCAGTTTGTTAAATTTTCTTTTACCCATTAAATCAGATATTTTTTTATTCTTAAACATTTTTCTCATATTAAGTCCTTTATCTTGAGCTTCTTTAAACAAAAGTTTATCTTTAATGTCTATTACTTTAGGACCTTGAGCAACCATTTCTCTTTCTTTTGATTTGCCTTCTTCGTAACCATCATCATCGAAGTCCATTGCTTTAGAAGTATTATCAAATTCTACATCTAAAATTTCTTTTGTAACTTCTTTAGTATCTTTTTTTGCCATTACGAAATCTCCACTTCAATTTTCATTTCTTTTGCAACTTTCATTTGCATTTCTTTTTCTCTTTCTACTTCTTTTACTATTTCATCTCCAGGATTTTGCATTGCTTTTTTTAACATCGCAGCATCTTCTTTTTGTTCTGGAAACTTTTCGTAATATCTTTTATTAGCATCAGCAACGTCTTGAACGCTATATTGTTTAACGCCTAGTCTTGGTGACTTGCTTGCTTTTTTAAATGGATTCATTATAAGTCCTCCGTTGTACTTAATTTTTTATTCAATATACCTTGAAAACAAGATTGTGTAAAGGTAGGAAGCATCATTTTACTTATAATATTTTTACTATGGCCTGTCTCCCATGCTACGCATGGTACTCCTTTTTCATCCCATGCTACTAAGGCAAAGCCTTTTATATCAATTTTATCGGTAATTCTCATCGCTGCATCGTGAAATTTATTCACTAAGTTATCATCTTCTATCTGTTCTAATATAGCTGTATTTTGAACAGGTCTACCTTTCGGTAAGACATTAAGAGTAATAATGTTTGACTTCGCTGCGTTGTTTTCGTGTTTCATAATCATCGTCCTCTGGGTCATCAGGATGTGCTATTAAAAAACCATCACGTATTCTTAATAACGCCTGAACACAAGTATCGTGTATGTCGTCATGTTTACCATACGGAAATTGTGCACTTTCCTCAATTACATTCTTAGTCCATTCTTCATCAAGAGTAAACACTAATCCACCTTCAAACATAGCAGCAACACTATGTGTTCTTGAGACTTTATCTCGATCAGGTGTATATGTTACTACAGGAACACCAGACCTACGCATATCTTGTATAAGCGATTGACCTGAAGCTCTTTTCTCAATTAAGACTTGATCCGGTTGCCATTCGTAAAAACTATCTTGAGCTTTTTTCCGTAGATCAGGATATTCTAATCTATCTTTCCAAGCGTCTAATAATATTGCAGCAGCATAAGGCATATTATTTTCATCTCTTGCTGTAAATACTCCCCATGTTGTACAAGCAGAAAAGTCAGCAGAAGATTTTGTACTAAATGCTGTATCGTAAGATTGTATAACATAACTTAATGTTGGTATTTTTTCTTCATTATAAATATTCCACCAATCTCTTTTAATAATACTACCTTCTTCGTTAGCTGGTTGTTGTTGATAAAGAGCTTGCCATACTCGTTGACCTACGGTATTTTTTATTTTTTCTAAATCTTCTTTAGAATAAGCGTCAGGCCATAAGGCGTTACCGCTATTATCTATTGCTGGTAAGTCTAAAATTTTCCAATCTTCTCCACTTTCATTTAAAATGTAACCAGCCAAATCATCTTGGTGCCATCTAGTTTGAATAACAATTATTTTACCACCAGGTTGTAATCGTGTATATGCTACTGACTTATACCACTCTAATAGATTTTTTCTTTGAACTTCTGATTCTGCGTCTTCTCTACCTTTAATTGGATCATCTATAATTAATAAATGCGCACCTCTACCAGTAATTGCTCCACCAGCACCAACAGCAGAATATGTACCACCATGCACTGTATGAAATCGTTTTGCACTCGTTGAATCTGATCGAAGGGCCACTTGTGGAAACACTTGATTAAATTCGTCAGATTGAACTTGGTTTCTTACTTTACGACCAAAGTCGTCTGCTAATTCTTGTGCATATGTAGATTGAATTACAAATTCGTTTGGATTATTTCCTAAATACCAAGCTGGAAAAAATTCAGAACATAACATAGATTTTCCATGTCGTGGTGGCATAAAGACAGCGAGCCTTTTTAATTCTCCACTTTCCAACTTTTCTAAATTTTTTGAAATAAGTTGTATATGAGCAGGGTCTTTATATCCCGGGAACATATGTTTAGCATAACTTAATAAACTTTTACGAGATTTTGCAGTTGATAAAATTTTAGAAAGATGTTCAATAACATCAGCAGCACGTTTATCTCTTGTCTTTTGATATATCGTTATAGCTGATTTTAACTTCTCCCTTATTTGGAATTCTTGCATCCTGTTTGCCTGCTCCTATTGCACCTTTTTTTCTATACTCATCAAATTTATCTGCGAGACCATGTAGTGGTGCTATTTCTTTTCTCACTATTTTTTGCCAATGTAAAGACTTTTGTCCTATCTTATCTAAATACCATGCTAATTTAGAAGCATCACCTGTTCGTTTATTCCACATATCTACGTGATGTAAGTCTCCAGGTGTGTTAGGACTTCCTTCTTTGTAAACTCTTTCTTTAAAAGTTTTATCATTATTATTACCAGTGATGTCAGCACGATCATGAACAACTTCTATATTAACATCTTTCATAATACCTAACATATAAGCAATCTCTGAGACCCACGCATCATTTTGTCCATGTAAACTAATATGATCTAAACATCTAAACCAATCCCAGGGAAAAATTGGAAAGATAGAATAAGGATGACCTGTTTGCTCTTGAACACGTAGAACACTAAAAGTTTTTACTTCTTCAATTTTACTATCCCAATGTTTGGTTTTCATGATTGCATCATCGTTAAAAAACATGATCCATGTACCTTGAGCGTAGGCTGCAAGGGAATTATTATAGACATGTAAATTATTATACCCTACTCGTTTAAACTTTAAGACTGTCTTATTCGGGTACTTTTCTTGCTTTAAGTGTTCTAGTGTTTCAGGATCATCGTCATCGACACCGAAAAGGAATTGTAACTTCTCTGGATTTTTTGCATTATCTATAAGAGAAGCTACCGATTTTTTCAAGGGAGATATTCTTTTTCGGGTAGGGAGTAAGATTGATATTGTCATAAGTGGAATGTACCGTGGATCAAAGATGATTTAAACAAAAAAATTATTTTTTCTTTTCTTCTATTTCGTAGAAGAAACGATCAGTATCATCAGTTCTCCAATCTTTATTTTCTACGTTCCAATATGTTGTTTGGACTTTGTAATCTGGCCATTCTCCTTTTTTCGTTGTAAACGAATTAATGTTCCATAGTATTCTGTTATTTGGTTGAGCAGCGAAATTACCATTGTCAAGTTCCAAGATGTGAGCACACTTATGCTCTTGAGGAATTTCAGAGTGATCAGTATCAAGTAAATTGGTATCAGGGTGACACCAATCAACGGTAAATAGATACTCACCAGTATAGAATTTTTTATCTTTACCAAAAAATTTTCCTCTTTGACCTGTTAAAAAAGCAAAGTGATTAACATCATGATAGTAATCAAAACTATTCCACAATTCAAGCTGGTCCTCTGACATATCGGGCACTTCGGAACGATCATTACGTTTGTTAAAAAACGCTGAGATAGGCAGTCGCCAAAAACACGCACCGTTTGGTAGCATGATGTTAAATAGGATTGCACGACCTGCGATACTTGTGAGGCCGAAGATAACACAGTCTTTGCTTTGTCCTTTATACTTTGGATTGAGATCATACAAATACTCCGTTCTTATTTTACAATATATTGGTGGAATGCTACTATTTAAAAATGCCATTGTAAAGATATAAAACAAAACAAATTTTTTTTCTACCGAAATTTATATGGATACCAGCTATTCTACACTGATACTAGCTCTTGGACTTGGATAAGTAACTAATCAGTTTCAAACTTTCCCGATTTTTTCCAATCAAACTTAATACGATTTTTAATAAAAAGATATTTAAAAAAAGATAAAAAAAAACTAGCGAGATTTTACTCTCGCTAGTCTTTGTGAATTTTACGAATTATTTTAATTCGTTTATTCTTTTTTCAAAATAAGAAATATTTTCTAAAATATTTTTATTAGTAATATTATTTTCTTTTATGAAAATTTTATTACTTTGAATTAAATCTAAGTAAAGATTTTTCTTATTTTTATCTAAATAAGAGTTTAAATCTATTAATAGATTTACTTTTTTAAAACGATTATTTTTAGTAGTATCATACTCGATATCTACTTTCCTATAATCGTTATTAAAAGCGTCTTTAATATTCGTTGAAAATCTCGCTTTTTCATAAATATTAAACGCTTTAGTTTTTTCTCTTTTAGTATTAAATAATCTGAATAAGACTTTCTTATTCTCATATTCTCTAAAAGATAAAGCGACTTTATTCTCTTTTAAATCGCTTTTTATTTTTTTATCGTTTTTCATACTTTCTACTTTCTATCTTTTAAACTCTAAAATTTATTTTTAGATTTAAATTTAAAAGATACGATTAATTTAAACTAAAATAATCTAAAAGTAAATAAGAACAAAAGTAGAACGAAACTTATTTTTGTCTCGTTATTTAGTATTAAAAACATATAAAACCTTTCTTTTAATAATTAATAATAATTATTTATATTCTTATATATATCATTTAAATACGTTAAAATTTTAATTTTTAAATATTTCTGTTTTTGAGGAAAAAGCTCTATCATTTAATTTTTTTTATTTCACATGATCCTTGCTGATCCGTACGGAGCACCTAGGCTCTAGGATCATGGCGGATCAACCCTGCGTCAATGACTGATGCGGCATGTTGTTGTGTCAATCAATCAACAGCAAGCAACCGCCGTCAATTGATATTGTGTTCTTGTTTGATTGAATCAAGATACTTAGCTAGATCATCATCGGTCATAGTGTCAAGGGTTGAGTGTTGTACTTCTTTCTTCTCAACAAGAAACCCCAAGAGTTGAGACTTGAGCCTTATCGCATTGACTGCTGCTGTATATTGTTTCTTGTTCCTAGCCTCATTGTACAAAGTGTCAAGCTTTTCAACCTCTTTTGACACAGATTCACTTGTCAAGCGCCTAGTATCAGCACGCAATCTGTCAATGTACTGGATAATTTTATCTTTCTTTAAGTTGCGGGCAGCTTGTACGTGAGCAGATGTTTCAGAATAACCTGCGTCAACAGCCGCTTGTTTCTTACCTTTTCCTTGCGCTATACCCTCACAGAACTTTTTTTCCATTGAGGATAAGGTCGCTTCGTTTGTTTGATGTATTTGGTCTAAAGTTATCGCCATATTTATCCTAATATAACGATTTATTTATGAATGTAAATTAGCCTTTAAGATTTTCTTTTCGCATTAAAACCGCTTGTTCTTTAGTTAATCCATAATAATCTTTATAATCAACAGCGTTTTGTCCTGTCTCATCTTTATCTGGATTAGTTATAATTACACCATTCTTTTCAAAACCAAGCATACCTTCTGTTATAACTTTTCCGTGTCTTTGTAGTCTTATAAATTTAGATTTTGCCATAGTTTGGTCCTTTCACTTGTGCGTCAACTCTTTGAATATTAGCATCATCACGTTTAGTTTGTTCTTTTAATATCCTGTCAATATCGCAACGAGC